TTTTGGCTATTACACGATCAATCATTTTTGCTGCATCTGCTTCAAGTACTAAACGACTTGTATCTAATTCCAATACTTCTTCAGCTTCGTTTACTGATTCGTAGTATTCGTCTGCCATTTCTTTACCGTACTTTTTAGCAAATTCTTCTTTGGTCATGTTTTCTGAATCATCTATTAGTTGATCACTCATGCGACCTTCTGTTACTGCGTTACAGTTACAGCCTTTGCAGTTTGGTCCGCAAGTGCAATCTTCTGCTTTTACATCACTACCGCAGCAATCGTTTGAGCAATGTGTATCGGTTGCTTCAGACAAATAACTTTCAAGAACTTGCTTGGCTAGTACCATACCGTTGTATGCAGCATTTTTTTCACTTTCGTGTAATTTACTAGTAGTTTTAACTTGTGCTATTTTACTATCAACTGTTTCGAGCATTGCACTTGCTTGCGCCAAAGTTAACTTTGAAAGATTACTAAAACTCCAACCAACACGCTCTTGCATACTATCGTTTAGTGCTTTAGTATCAACTTTGTTCATCTCGCCTAATCTCATGACCTAATCCTTATTATAAGAGTATTTATCCAACTTGAATACTTTTTAAAAGTTTGTTTGTTTTAGATTCCAATGAAGAGATTTCGTATTCAATTCGACTTAACCGACAACAAAATATATCCTGTTTAGCTGCATCATTTCGTTTTTGGGCAATTCTCAGATGATAATTATAGCTGTGTTTTTTTTCCAAGAATCTAGCATACTGATCGTTGTCTTCTTTAAATTTGTGTGCCTGCAGATGTTTGTGTTGATACAAACATAAAGCATATCCAACACCCCAATTGCGTCGAGAAAACTCACATAGTTTTTGCCGACTTTTCCATACTTCGTAAATTTTACCATTTGTAATTACACGATAAGGTCCAACAGTAACACAATTAGGTCGATTGTTAAGTATTGGTGTTTTTAAATGTGCAATTTCTTTATTAAAAAAATTGCTAATCCTTTGGTAAGATTGTTCTTCTGTGTATTTGTATTGAAGCATGATTACCTTTCTTAGACTTAATTACCAAACCTTTTGATAGTAACTTATTTATAGCATACTTAACATCAGAATTCAATTTATTATACGATAAATTTCCTGACTTTTCTAAATATCTAAGAATTTTGAGCTCTAAGGTGTTAACCGTAATATTAACCCCGGGAGCTAATTGTACTTTATACATCTAATCAAAGTACTACGTTATTAAATACCATAATACACCACCTAAAGTTCCTACTAGTGTAAGTATCAAAGTTCCGCTTATTTTAATTATTGACCGTAATGCTGTGTTTTCTTTTTCTGCCAAAGATTTGGCAATGTCTGATATCATAGCTTCGAGAGTATCAAGACGTAAATTTACTGCGGCTTGTCCAGCCTGTACATTTCCTAGTTCTATTTTCAGTTGCTCATACCTTTCGGCGCACAGATCAACGTGCGCTTCTAAATTATGCTTTTCATATTCAGTCGTAGACATTATGACTCCTGGTATTGTAAAGTTTGTTAAGTTAGTTGCCATAATGCTAGTCGTTTATATTTGTTGCCTTGAGCTCGGATTTAGTTGCGTCCGAATCACAACAATATTTATTATTTTATCTTTTATTATAACATACCATTTTATTCTATAAAGATATTTTTCAGCTGACCATAACTTAAAAAATACGGAGGGTATTGCGGCACAGTTTCAGATAAAGCAGGCACAATAGGTACCATGTGTAAATCATTGTATAGTGCTTCATGGCTTTCTCCAAAAGTCATTTGTCTATCGCAGTAAAATTGTAATTTCCAAACTGTAATATAGTCTGGCAAATTTGGATCAGGAAACAAAAGCTTTTGGTGTGTATGTGCTGTAGGTGCGTTATATATTTGGTATGATATTACTTTTGTTTTATGCAAATTTGCTCGCAAACTTATTACTTGGCATAATGTATCACAATTGCGTTGTTGGTTGCGCCTAAGATTATAGTCAAGGTTATTATTACTTTTGCTGTTAGCATTAACTCCTGTTGGCGTAATATCTACTGTAGTATAAAGGTTATATTCATAATTCATATCAAATGCTCATAATCGTATAATTCCATATAAGGTAAACTGTTAATGTTATTTAACGGATTACATTGGGCAAACCATTTTCCTAGTTTAACACATTCGTTTGCATCGTTACAAAGAATAATATCAATTGCATCATACCCCAAATGTACTGCAGATTGATATCGGTTACTACCCATTTTAATAGCCCATATAAACCCATCACTAGCAATACGAGGATCTATATATGTACACCGAGACGATCTATGTTTAACCCAAGTGTTATTCCACCAATCTGGGTCTGCTTTATATACTAAAAGTGGATACCAAAGACCATCTTCTTTTATTCGTGGCAAGTCTCTTGTAAGGTATCTATTGTCTCGATGTAGATCCATTGGCGTAAGTTTGTTTAACCTGACGCTGTTTATTCTATCATCATTCCATTTACAGTGTAATGTTTTCATGTTATTAATATTAAAAAAGGCTACTATAGAGTATATAGCAGCCTTTTTAATGTGGTTATATTTTATTAGCTAGTTGCTAATTTTAACCCTGTGTCAGTTACTGTTGACCCAGATACATCAACATCATTTACACCAACTGTAGCGCCTAGTGCACGAATTGCTGTTTGCATTGTTGCTGCAGTCCAGCCGCCTCCTGCGCCTTCTAGCATAAGGCTAATCTGACCAGATGTGTCGTTTTCAATTTGCATAAAAGTAATTGTTGATTTTGTTAGTAATTCAAACAAAATTGCTTCGATACTTTCGCCTGCTTGGCCTTCTGTACGAATATCCTGTGCTGTTCCCGAACCGTTTGCAACGATAATTGTATATAGCTCTGCATAGCTACCATTAAAGCTAACAAGTTCGCCAACGGCTGTGTTTTGATTAACCCCACTTAGCACATCACCGTTCACACGAGTTATTTCTGCCATTTTTTTCTCCAATTAAATTGCGTTATTTACGCATAATAATATTTATCATAGTCATAGAAAAAGAACGGCTATAATAACCGTTCTTTTTCCTACATTTATGCTTAATTTACTGGCTAAATGTTAGTGTAGTTGCACTAGTAACACCGGTTGCACCATAGTTAGTACCGTCGGTGATGCCTGCACCCTGAAGTAGAAGTGTTACTACGTTAGTAGCAACGATAGTTCCAGCAACAGTGTTGCCTTCAGTTTCTGCTTTTTGGATTGCTGCCTTCATTTCAGTTTGTGAAATGCTGGATTTGCTCATTGTAACAACACGAGTAGTTGGACCTACGCCATTGCTGCTAGTTACTGAAGCGTTCGAGTTTGTTAGTTCTGCCATTTGTTCATCCTTTTGACTATTAGTATGTGTTTATTTATCACCAATTAGCAACTTTCTTGCCTACATAATACCCACCTGCGCCGGCGGCCGCCAATTTTGCCCATAATGGAATGCCGCCGGTTTTGGTAGTTTCGGCACCTGCTTTTTTTGCAACACGTGCAAATGGTGCATAGAAGTCGACTTGTTTAAGGTCTCGACTTAAACCTCTGTGCACTCTAGCTATTGCTTGTGCACGTTCGTTGCCCAAGGATCTGTCCCAATCGGCAACTACCCGTCTAGCATTGATCAACCCTGGGCTCTTAACTCCCAACTGTCTTTGCAATGCTAGAAAGAATCTTCTATCATAACTGGCATCAAGTTTGCCTTGTGAAATACTTTTTAACCAAGATTTAAGTTGCAAACTTGGTACAGATACTGTACGATCTTTTGTTAGTCTATCTGAGTACCGATCTGGACTAAGTAAAATCTGAGCCATATTATTAAAATCACTTCCGCTACTTCTCCAGCCTGTTAATCCTCCAGCTAATGTGCGGTTTGCATATTCTTTGGCAGCCTTAGGATTCTCGTATTTCATAATTTGCAATGCTAGTGCACTGTTAAAAAAATTATCTGCTATATTTCCTATACCTACGTCTGGTAAATTAGTCGGGTTTCTAAATACTCTAGCTTCGCCTAAATCTTTAATAAATGTATAACTCATGCTTGGGCTCCTTTAGTTGCCCGTCTTGCTACTAGTGCTTTAGTCATTATGTCTAGTATACTACGATCCGTTAATTTAGCGGTTCCAATTTGTCGTTTGAGTTCATTATCTAATTTAACTTTATTATTTGAACTTAAAAATGCATATAGAGTTTTTCTATATACTTGCTCGTCGGTCATATCTCTGCCGGTCTGTTGCAATCGCTTAACAGTATCATACCATTTTTTTCGGTTTTGTTTGGCAATAATTGTATCTTCTGGTCGCAATTTAGCAACCTGGTTTTTAAACCAGTTTGAGCTTTTTTGTTTAACTGCTAGTGTTTGGCTTACACCCGGAGGAGCTTCATTTATTACATCTGCAATTTTCATTGTATGTGTTTCCTCACACTTCGACTAAACTTTCTACCGTCTTTGCCGCGGATGCTGTTAATTAGTTTTCTCTCTAAGTCCTCTGCAGTAGTAGAATCAAAGTTTTCGTGTATCATGTTTATAACATTAATAGCACTACTAATTGCATGATTGGCACGACTTTCAATAACTGTTGCACGATCCTGCTGAGGGACCATGTTGCTTATTTCTTCAAGGATACTGCGAGTTTGCTTTTTCATATGTATATTTAGCTACGTTTGACAAGTAATTAATTTATGCCAGCCCATAACTTTTTCTAACGCTTTAAACATGTCTACTGGCATACCCGCAACTAGCATCACAAACAATTAATCTTCCATCATCGAATGTTTTTTTATTCCAGCAACCGGGTATTAAATTAAACCATTCTATACAGTCTGCTAAACCATGTTCTATTGCATTATTATTAGATACTAATGCGCTAATTTGTTTATTAACAGGCTGGTGCCATCTACCGTGTCCGTATGTTTTTGGCGAAAATCCCATAAAACAACATGGGTATACATCACCAGTGCTGCTAATATAAATGCTATTGTTATTTAACGAAATGCACTTGACAGATTCTGTTGTTTCATCATCGATATCTTCGATTAACATATCGCCATGTTGTATAATATCTATATAATGAGATAATTCAGTACTACCCGAAAATGTTCCAAGTACATGCTCTAAATTGCCATCACGGTCAAAAACTGGACCAGCGTTTCTGCCATGGTCTACTAATTCAAATTTTGAAAACCCTAAATCCTTGCTTAGATTTTCAGCTAATGAAACTTGATGTTTGTTGTGTTCAAATTTAATCATTTTCCATACAGCATTGCCTCCAGCTGAAATAAAGGCTTTAGCATTTTTTATAATCTTATTATACTCAGTATTGCGTCTATAGATACTATGCGTATCCTCTAATCCGTCAAGTGCAAAGTAAACCGTTACAGGATATTTTGCTAGATTTTTCCAAAATTTTTCATCTTGTAAACTTGCATTAGTAAAAATTTCTGTCGGGGTATCAAGATATTCAATAATAGACAACAGTTCTGGATTCATTAACGGATCACCAAAGTTGCCTTCAAGAGTAAAATTTTTGATTTGTTTTAAAAAACTTTTACTAAAAATCTTTTTTATTTCAGCTAGTGTTAAATGCTTTTTGGTATACCCAAGATCAATTTTTTCATACCCGAACAGATTTCTTGGACACAACGGACAACTAGCATTACAATAACTACTTAGTTCTAACTCAACATGTTTGATTTGATCTATTGATAGCATTAGCCACTTTTTAATCCTGCTAACATATTTTTTAACTTGGTACTCTGTACATCTGCTTTAATCTTGGGTATTTCGTCAGCTGACTTAAAGTCAGGAGTTACAGTAGTTTTCTTTTTTAATGTATCGTATACTGTACTGTTTGGTGGTGCATTATAATTATCTTCGTCACCTGCATCAACAATACGCAAACTGTCAACATCAAACGCTAGCTCTACTTTTTGCCCAACACCACTACTACTACGTGTTTTCATTAGCTGTAGTTGATAACGTCCAGTTTCTCTCATACTACGAGTAGTAAAGATACCAAACACATTGTCTGCAGTGTTAATTTTACTAATACCCCCTGAAATATGACTGTGATCAAATTCAACTTCTTCAACTGCGCCTCTATTTAACTGACTAGCAGTAACTACAATCATATCCATTTCTTTTGCTAGGTTGCGCAATTCTTCTGACACATATTTGTCTTTTACAAACATGTCGCTTGGGCTGACTTTAGCACTCACTGGCATAAGCAAATCCAAATAGTCAACACAAATGTAATCGCATTTAAGCCCAGTTTTGATTTGTAGTTCTTTAAGATAACTGCGAATATCGTTTACGTTGCTTTGTGCTGGCATGTACTTGATTTGTAGCTTACCGGACTTTTTGCCCATCATCTTGACTTTCATTTCCACCCCGTCGAGATCTTTGAAAATGTCTCTACTGGCAATACCTGTGGTCATGCTGTCGATACGCATACTACAAAGATTTTCACTAAGCTCTAGTGTAATGAATACACCGTTTTTGCCTCCTTGCATCCAGTTAACAGCTAGGTTTTGCATAAACAAACTTTTACCAGAACCCGAACCACCTGCAAAAATTTCTAGTTCGCCTCTATTAAAGCCGCCAAACAATTTACGGTCTAGCGTAGGCCAACCTGTGGTCATTTGTCCGTTGTTGTCTTTGAGTGCACTTAGCCTGCTTCTTGGGTCTTCGAAATAGTCAAGCCCTAAATCTCGTGTTAAACTAATCTGCACTGCATCCTTAACCAACTTTTCAATTGGATCGTACTCGCCTTTTTCAATCAAGTCAGCACTTTCCAGTATCACACGCTTGAGTGTTTCATGTCGTGTAAAGCTTTCAAACTCGTCTAGGAACCAGTCAGTCATTGTGCTGTCTAGCCCGTCTACTTTTTCAAGTGGCGTACCAGTTTCTGCTTTTACTTGTGCAGGCGTAGGAAGATTATTGTACTTGTTGCTGTACTCACTAATAAAATCGGCAGCACTTCTTAGACTACGATCAAAGTTAATACTTTCAAAAATGTTTTGCACTCGCACATAACATTGAGCATCACTGATCATGATTTCTAAAAATAGCTTTTGTAGATCTGTACTATAATCTTTAGTTGCCATGTTGTTCCTTGTTTTATTATATATTAACCGAAAACGGTTCTACTACGCAATTTGATTTTTAAATCATTATCTTCTACATCGGCTAAAATACTTCGCAATGTATATAATTTACCATAACGAAGATGTGCTTCTGCGCAATCTTTAACATCTTTTTCCCATAATGGAAAACTTACACCCCAGCCATATTCGATTGCTTGTTCTAGTAAACGCTTGCCGCTGTGATCTTGGTCGGGCACAACAATAACTTGTTTTCCCAGACTTTCGATAATTTCTGCTTTGTTTTCGCTAACTTCGTTAGTTAGTACTGCTACACCATCGACTGCTACAGCATCCAATGGCCCTTCGGTTACTATTACAAATTGTCTTTCGGGTGTTTGTGCATCTACATTAAACACATAATCACTATCAACTTGATTAAAATATTTTAATCTACTATCATTATTAATACTTCGTGCAGTATAACCAATCGTTTTGCCTTGCCATGTATATGGTACCATTACTCGTTGATTTAATCCATGTTTAGAGTCTGGGCTCCAATGCCAGTTATAATCATTAAGCGAAAATCCTCGAGCTTTTATAAATTCAACTACTGCATTGAGATTCGAATCTAACTTATGTGCTCCTGCAGCAACTAAATCTGACACATTTCCAGAATCTGGCAGGTCTACTGGTTTAAACGAT